TTTCAAGAGACTCTTGATGTTTTTTCAGAGCGACGAAAAGTTTCTCTGTTTCACCATTTACCAATGCTTTCGCTGTTTCGGTAGCAAGGTTTTCATCATACCCAAGAGCAATCAATTTAGCTCGATGGTCGCTTTCAAGTTTTTCCTTGCGGAGAATTTCAAGCTCTTCACGAATCTTGTTCATCTCTTCCTCTGCTTCATTCTTTTTTCGCTCTTCCTCCGAAAGAAATGCGTTATATTTTTTCTTCCACATAGCAACTTCTGAATTAGCCTTTGAAACCGCATTTTTATAACGCTCTAATTCGGAAGAATAATCTTCGTACTCATACGCTTCCAAAGCAGCAATCTTTTCTTCCAGAGTCATTTCTGAGTACCCCTCAATTTTAGTAGTGTCAATTTTTGCCATAATAAATACCTCCTGCGTTTTATTGGCGGTTCACTCCGCACTATTTTCCGTTTTTAAGTCTTGTCATGACTTTGCGTTTAGAGTTCACTCTCATATATCAAAAAAGGGACTACAAGCATAAATGCTCATAGTCCCGGTTGACCGTTTCCTTCTATCCCGTTATAGAAGTCTTTATTTTAGCTTTTCGTTGAATTTCAACCACAACGAGTTTGTTATTTTCCTTTTTTAGCTCTACCGAGTTTCCACGCTTTATAATTTTGCTAATTTCTTGAATCACTTCCTCGGTAAAGCACTTCGAGTTTATTGTACTCATTACCCTCCTCCTCCGTGATATGGAACGAGGTAACACCTACATCCTATATGAGGTTTAGGTGGTACTTTCGTTATATCGTAAACATTTCCATCTCTTTTTTCACACTCACTGCATCTTCTTTCGTCCTCCATTGTTATCCACTTTACTTTTTTCACACCATCGTCTATGTAAGCTTGCTTCACAGCCGCATCTGTAACCTCGATAGCATATTGAGTAACCATAGCTGACCAATACCGTAAAGCGGTGTCAACCTCTTTTGCTTTTGTGTCACTTGCTATTAAGCTTTCGGCAAATCGAGAACGCTTTCGGTCTACTTCATGAAGATACACATATTTCGTAACAGGGTTATATGCTTTTAGTACACCAAGTAGCCAAGCAGGAACAATGTCAGTAACTTGCGATTCGGAATGTTCACGATATACCTGTCTAGCCAAAAGCAAGAACGCCTTTTCGGTTATTTGCTCCAACTCATCGTACATCTCACGAGAGTATTTGATTACATTTAATTCATCAAAAGAAGTAAGATTTTTGGCTTTATTGAATATACGAATAAAACGCTTATTCAGATATTTAATAATTTTATCCGTATGCTCATACATGGTTCAATAACCTCTTGTTTTTATCCACTTCTGATTTAGAAAACTCTTCAAGAGTTTTTTCAATCTCTAGCTCCTTTTCTTCGGCATATTTCTTGCTCTTCGTATATGCAATCTCTGGGTCGATGAATAATCCACAATGCTCAAATGCAAGCTGAGGATGAATTTTATCGTTTGACAGCATCATGAGCAGAACCTGTGCTTTTTCCTGTATGTTTTCGTAATTACGGCGAGTAAATCGTATATCAATGTCCGAAAGCTTTAATTTCATACCTCGCAAATCGTTAACAATTTTAATAGCCAATTTCAAAAATTGCTTTTCAGACATCTTAAACATAAGCTCTGTATCTTTAGCTCTTGCTTCGGCGGCAGACCAACCATCTCGCATAATAACCGCCGACCCGGTATCACTTGTAGATCTACCACCATTACGATTCGGCATACCACAAATAGTAAGAACTGTTTGATACATATAATCAACGAGAGTTTGCGTTTGCGTTTGATTCAGTTCCTGCACTAAGTATTTTACATCACCTTCAAGAGGGACTTTTATCCCGCCTTTTTCCCTCAGAGCATCAAAATCTTCGGCAGTAACATCGACACCCTTAAACATTAACAACGCTTGCACAAATTGCTCAACACCATCCAGTCTATTTGAGCCTATTTCGTTGATAGCATCAAGAAGAGGGAGGACAATCTCAAAAGAACCAAGTCGAGCTGAGTTTGCTGGGTATTCGATGATTGGAATACTACCGAGAGCATGGGATTTTTCCTCGACTATTTTATCACCAACAATTTCAAAGTATTTTTTATTTGTATATACGCTATAAACAATAGAGCCGTCCTCACGGATAATATATTTAACACCCATAACAGGTTTGTTTCCAAGACCGTTATGATAAACCACAAAAGTCTCACGAGGGTCAAGAGTATAAATCTCAAAAGGAGACTCATCTTCGTCGGCTGTAGGGTTGGGTAAAATCATTCGATAGGAGGTGCCACAAATTGTAAACCAATCAGCTAATTCTTTATCCTTAGCAGCTTTATCTTCCGCAAAAACAAATTCATTTAGCCTGTTAATTTCTTCGGTAACTTTTTCATCACCGCTACGATTGACATACTGTAACGGCTCACCCATGAGATAACCTACCTTGAATGAAACTATCTCACTTGCTCTATTTTCAACAAGTTTATTGTTAATTTCCGGTCGAATTTCTTTTTTTCGACCAAGAATAGGTTGTTTACCACGGTAATAGTCGTAAAGGTACTGAATTTCATTTTTATTGACAGAATGGTCGGCGAACGCTTTATTCAACACCTTTAAGATATTTTTTCGTGTAATCTCGGACTCATCGGTGTAAATAACTCTCCGACCAAACATTGTCCTTGTCTCCATTCATGCACCTCCTTATACCTATACTCCTACACATTACATTATAACATTTCTCCAATGCTATTGTCAATATATTCTTTCAATACAACCATTGGAGAGCAGTAAGCTAAAAAGTTCTCTTGAAAACTTCAATTCTGTTTCCGGAGAGAGATTGTGCAAATTCAGCGAACATAGCCATTCCATCAGGAACATCATCATTCTTATTTTTACCCGACATTGTATATCCGCACAGAAAGCGAATCATTTTCGCATAGTCGCTATTAGGGCTATACTTTGAAGCGTCTTTGAATAAACAATGCTCCTTAACCCAAGCTGAGTTTACAATGATTTTCGTCTCTTTATTGGAGGTTGTATATTTTGTTGTTATATGGGTAATACCTCCACGAGCTTTTATATCAGCTTGAATTTTTTCAGCAACTCGACCACCTGCACTATTACTCTCAAAACGACATTGTTTCACTTTATGTCGAAGTAGAATATCTGTTAATCGAACATCGACAACTTCCGGTAAACCGTTATCACATACACAATCTTCGATATAATAATCTTCCCCATATACATATCCAACAGGAAGAAAGGCATAATCTGTGCCTTTGTCTTTCGTATCACAAACAGCAATAACAGCATCCGGTTCTCTATCAGGCAACTCAAAATATCTGCGAAGCTCATCTTCATGATAGAGTAAACCTTCACGCTCGATAGGCTCATTCATGAACAAAGCTCGAAAGGAAGCATCATCAAGGTTATTCCTCATATCCACAAAATATTTGGTATCAAAACCTACGTTATATTCGTATTCAAAATTACTTTCGCCGTTTTCATTTAGAGCTGGAATAACAACAAATTTTACTCTTTCATTACCCTCATACATTCTTTCAAGTCTCCCTATAACATCATGCACCGACCACCGAGTAGCTAAGTGCAATTCCTTACATCCCATTTTCTTACGAGATTTTAAGTCGTTGGTATAGGCACTCCATAATTTATCAAGTCGCTCAACAGACATCGCTTCCTCGATACCACTTACAAGGTCATCGGCGGTCAATAAGTTTTCGCATCGAGTAGCACCTGTAAGAGATGCACCAATAGCACGACAAGTAAGAGAGCTAAACCTGTGTTTTTTATTGATATCGATGGTCTGCTCTTTTGAGTTAGTGATTATGTTTTTTACATCGGGGAAAACATCGTGCCACAAATATTCTGTTTTGTCATTTATAATTTGCAAAACACCCTCATAGATAGAGTTGGTGAGAATACCGCTATGCCCCGAAGCAAGACTCGGTTTATCCGGAAAAGCACCAATCATCATAGAATGGAGAAAAATTTCAAGAGTAGTCTTTCCTGTTCCGGGAGGAAGGGAGATAGCTAATATATCCAGCTTATCATCGATTAAATCTTGAATAGCATCTACCACAGGTAAAAGTTGCTTTCGTCTCGGTAGCCAAAAACGCTTTGAAGGTTCACGGTTCAATTCTATATATTGCATATAAGAATCAAATCTCAACCCACGAGCTTCGAGTAATAATGTTTCCCTAAAAAGTTCGCTCAGTTTTTCCGAAATTTTAACTTTATTGAAAATACCTTTCGTGCAACATTCTTTTAGCAGTTTTGTAGCTTTATATTTCTCATTTACATCTGAAATGTTTTCGCATACGGCATATAAGGCATTATAGTGAGAAAACTCATTAGGCTCTTCGTTTATTTTCGCAATTATGTTTGAGACTATCTTGTTGTAATCCATTACTATACCTCCTACAAAAATAAAAAGGACTACTCATAAGCAGTCCCTGTTGACTGTAACCTCTCATCCGATTATGAGAGAAAAGCATCATATTCTTCATATCTATCAATCCATTCATTTTTCCTTTTAGTTTTTATAGTCTTTCGTTTAGGTTTACCTTCGAGTAAATATCCAATGAGGTAGAAGGGAAAGAAAACAAGCATGGGAAGTCTAAAAAGGAATCGAAAGAAAGTCTTAAATGCCCAAAACATATCTCTCACCTCCGCTTGCTTTTATATTGTTTGTGCTAATGCTTTTACACGATTATACCATGTGCCTTTGCTTATACCAAGCTCTGCACAAGCTTCCTTGACAGTAATTAAACCGTCTTTTTGTTTTTTGAAAAATTTTTGAAAATCGGGTATCTCAATAGACGGTCTACCTTCGGTAAAATCATCCCTTTGTCTCGCTATTGCTTTACCCTCAGAAGTTCTTTCGACAATCATGTCTCTTTCAAATTCAGCAAAAGCAAAGAAGATATTCCTAATCAACTTCCCTGTTGGGGTATTATCCATTACTCCCATGTTTAATATATTCACAGTTACTCCACGAGCGATAAGTTCTTCAATTAATTCTATACCATGAATAGTGCTTCGAGCTATACGGTCAAGCTTTGTAACGATGAGTGTATCTCCCGATTTAAGTTCTTTCATGAGCTTATCAAGTTGAGGTCTATTTTTTGAAGTGCCTGTAAAACTGTCTTTGTATATAATCTCAGCACCGTTATCTTTTAATATTGCTTCTTGTGCTTCCAACCCATTACCATCTTTCGCTTGTCCGTTAGTGCTTACACGAGCATATCCATAAATCACTATATCACCCCCTGTTTAGTGCAAGTTCATCTGAATCAATACCTTTATTCTCCGAATTATAATCTATGACCCATTTGTTTTTATTGGTATTCGGAGAAGTACTTCGTACCATTACCTCATAACCCATTGTTGCGAGAAGTTTTACGAAAGTATCAACCCTCATGCTTTTACCTCTTAATTTATTGCCTATTGCTGATTGAGTTTTATATCCTGCTTTTTGTGCTAAGATTTCTTGATTCCATCCACAAGATTTCATTGCTTCTCTTATGATATCTTTTTCATTCATAACTAAACCTCCTATCATATAATTGTGTTTTCGTGTTATTGACATCATAGCGTGTTTTCGTGTTATTGTCAAGTGGTTTTTATAAAAAAGCCTTTTTATTTTTTGCGGGAATTTAAGCCACTCACTCCGGCTCGGTCGGCGGTCGCATATCCCCCACCGTGGGCTTGCCAGATGTCAGGAACCCGGATGTCAGGAACCCGGATGTCAGGAACCCGGATGTCAGGAACCCGGATGTCAGGAACCCGGATGTCAGGAACCCGGATGTCAGGAACC